TAGTTAATAAATTTTAAAAACAAAATCTAGTTTTTAAGTAAATATAAAAAAAATGAAAATTTTAATATAAAAATTGGCAAATTTTTATATATATTTATTGGTAAAACATGAATAGTTCGTATAGACAGGAAACAACTTTAAATCAGTTTTCGGTAAGTTTAATGAAATCGGCTTTACAAAAATATATAAGAAGAGGAGAAATATCGAAAGCATTGTATTCACTTTTTGAGTTGGATTTATTTTCGTTTCATTTTCCCGAAAATTGAAAATCAGGTCAGGGAATTCATACGAACATGATTCATAGATTAATGATAATTGCGTTAGAAGACGTAGGTCCTAACCATATTGGAATTTTCATCGAACTGGGGGATTATATTCAAAAAATAAATGAATGTAGAGAAAAAAGAAAAAGCGAAACATTATTTTCTCCAAATTTTTGTAAATTACGAAAACAAGAATTTAATTTGCTTGTTAAATTTGTTCTATGTTGTTGTTTATCTTCAAAATCTAGGGAATGTTCTTACTATAAATATTTATTTAATACATGTTTGGACGAATACCAACGTCAACAACCAGTTTTAGAGAAAATGGAAAATTTAAAATTATATGTCCAGAGTTTGAGATTTAAAAAGAAAGAAAGTGATTTTTCTGAAACCTTTGATGAAATGATTAAAAGTGGGAAGGACGAAGCTACTCGGATGGCGTGGATTTGGAGTCAACAGAGTTTTTCGGATAAACATTTTAACAGTAGAAAAAGTCAATACTATATATTATTTAGACTTCAGGATTATATCTCACATAATTTAAAAGGGGGTGAACAAAAACTTTATTCTCAATTGGTAAAAATTTTCGTTTCATGGACAAAAGAGTTAGGAACCGTTAGAGAAAATTTCCTTCCATGGGAATGTTTATTGATTAGCCTTATAAAACATGTTGATCCGAATGAAAAATGCAATTTACCATCTGATCTTTGTTTTTATTATAATTTAGTAAATAAAAATTTAGATGGGGATTTACTCATAATTGATGATTATGTTAAGGATATGCATACAAAGGAGGGTAAACGAATGCAAAAAGGTCCTATTCATTTTGCGGAAGTTTCAAGTGTTGTTGTTCCTGAAGATAGGAATATTAACCAAGACTATAAAAAATTGTACACAATATTTAAATATGAGCAAGAAGGAAAATTGGATAAATTTATGCATGATAGAAATTCTGAGAAAAAGAAATTTTGAAGTGATTATGTAAGAGCGCAGTTAGTAACAAGATTCTATACATAAAACTTTTACAATTAAATCCTAGCTTGGAAGTGAAAAAAGTATGCAGAGGTAATCAAATTTATTAAAGAAAACTTTGATTATTTCGAGAAAACTCTTCTCGAATGGCAACATTGGAATAAAGGAAGGGAACTATCCGAACCAGAAGAACAGATTCTTAAAAATTTAATTCAAAATCTAAAATCTGGAATCTAAATAAAAAAATTTTTATTATATATGTCACGTAAAATAAAAATTTTACAATATAATATTCGGGCTCGTCCGCGATATATTACACCTTGGGACAAAGTTGTTTATAGGTGTCAAGAATTTTTAAAATTTTTAGAAAATGAGATTAATAATTTAGATTTGATTGTTCTCCAGGAAGTTTTCGATAGTCGCGCCCGAAATTTATTAAAAGATTATTTCGTTGATAAAGACTGGCATATTTTTGGTTCAACCCAGGTAATGATAATTTCCGGTGGTATTTTTATTGCAAGTAAGTTTAAATTTATCAGTGTATTAGAAGAAAAATTTATTAATTGTAGTTTGCAAGATTGTTTAGCAAGTAAGGGAATGTGTTATGCAAAGATTAAGGTTACTGATTTTTTTAATTATAATGTAATTGGAACGCATTTACAAGATGGGGATACTGATCTTGGAAATACTCGACGATATCAAATTTCGCAAATGCGCGAATTTATCGAAAAGGTAAATAATGAAAAAACTGAACCTTTTTATGTTATTGGTGATTTTAATATTTGTAATAATTTGGAACCTGAATTATTCGAATATTTAAAACAACAAATTTCGAGTAACATAATTCTTCCCTATGTTGAAACCGAAATTTCAAACCTAAATTTAGATTATATTATTTCGGTTAATACAGGAATATTTTATAAAAGTAGAATATGTGGATTATTAACAGAAAAAGGAATCCCTGTTTCCGATCATAATATGATTTTTACAACAATATATTTTTAAATTGTCATTACACTTTGTTGAAGTTTTCTTATCGATGACTGTCTTTTCTTAACCACTTTAGATTTTATAACTTTCATGTAAATTATATAAATTAGAATGAAAGTTGTTACTACGATACCTGTTAATGATAAATAAAATGTAAGATTCTTCCTTATATTATCTTTATCTTCCTTATAAACACATTCGTCCTCTTGGCTGAATAGGAATGTAGCCATTGACATAATAATTAAGATGGAATAAAGGAAACCATGTATTAAAACGTTGTTTATTTTTATTTTATGCTCCTTTACTAAAAAAATCCGTATTGATAAGTTGTAGACGGCGTAAACAAGAATAGTTAATGAAGTACCTAAAAGAATGTAACGTTTCCAGTCGGCAACTTTTGGGTTGATAACAAAACTGAATATGATTGAAGAAAGAATAAGAATAATTAGTGAAATAATTATAGTTTTTGAATTAATAAAAATTGGTAAATTTTTCATATTTAAATTATAAATTTATAAAATTTTATAAATTTTTGAATTTAATTTCTAAGGAAGAAGTTCATTTTTCTCCAATTCGAATTGATAATATTGACTAAAAGTAAATTATGAAATTTTATTTACAATTTGTTATTTATTTTTGAAAAAATCTGTTTATATTCCAAAATCCATTGTTTTGTTAAATCATCACTTTTATAAGTAATTGCCTCTATGTCATTACCTTTTCTTTTATTTACTTCTAGATAATATATTTCTTTATCCAAAACTGAAGATCGTGCTTTATAAAATATAGCAATTTCATCTTTGGAAAAATTAACATAAAATCCATCCCGTGTACTTCCAGATGTATCACTCATCTGACTCCTGATTATTCCGTCAAAACCTAAAGTATCAATTATTTCACGCGCTAAGTGTTGTTTCCCATCTTCCCAATTACGAACTTCGTTAAGTAAAGTTATTACTTTATTATCTTCATATTTAATTTCTAAAACTCCGTCTGTTTTAGACGTTAAATATTTTTTTGAAGGTTGTCGCGTGCATGTAAATTTGTACTTTCCTGCTTTCCAAACATTTTTCAAAGGATCAAGATTTTCAACCTTTTCTGGTTTTGGTAATAATGGGCAAACTTTATAATCTATATTACATGTGCTTTTTGAGTTTTTATATTCTTCGCTTTGGCGCTTTTTCGTAAAATGTAAAATAAATGCAATTAAACCTAGAATTGCCCCAACTAGTATAAATAATCCTACGATAACACGAAAAATATTTTTGCGTGAAAGATTTGTGCTTGGTCGTCTCATGAAATTTTATATAAATATATATAAAAAACAAAATTTTTATAATTAACATGTTTTTGAACAGAAAATTATTGGTATATATCAAAAAATGGCGGATATAACCTCAGATAGTGAAATACTTCCATAGTATCTTTCGAAAAAATCTTTCGAAAGATACTCATCCAATTCTTTTTGCACTTTTTCTTTTCCAAAATGATGATATAAAGTATTTGCATAACAACCATCGTTTCCTTTTTCAAACCTTTCTCTCATTTCATTAACATCGGAACTTCGTTCACCTGAAACAATCGTTTGGACCCCCTCCAAAATAACATTTACACCGCCTTTCCCTGAATTCCAAAATTTATTTTTATCTATTGGTGGATTTTTAAGAAAGAAAACTGGACCGTATTCCTTACCAATTCGAGTATTATGTTCATCGCTTAATTTATTTACCTTATACATATTTGCCATTTCCGTATAGTCTCCATCCGGATATGTCATTGAGCATCCTATTGAATTTATTGCCCAATTTCTCTCGACCCCTTGTAAATCATTCGGAGCAAAATCTTCATAAACTGGAGAATTTTCAATAAATCTTTTTGGAAATTTTAGATAGTCTAAAAGTTCTTTCTCGAGTTTAATTAGGTCTGACATATTTCCCTTACTAGTAAATTCAAATAAAGGTGAAATTTTTAGGGAATTTTTCTTATTCTTGTAATTTGTCGAGACGCAAAAATAACCGGAGTCAAAATTCCCTTTTGAGATTTCATCCAAAAGGATATTATCTAATGATAATCCTTCGGAATTAGAGGGGTAAAAAAAATTATTTTGACCATTGGAGGAAATAATTTCAGTGGGAAAATTGTAAGATTGAAGGGTATTAATTTCGCAAGGGGAGGGGACTTCAATAAAGTTTTTCCGAAGGAAAAATGTTCTTATTTTATTTACACATTTCGAAAATGATCGAGGGTTAGTCACAATATTTGCATTCATATTTTAAAAATCATATTTAATTTTTAAGTAAAAAATTAAAAATAACAAAAATTAAAAATTTCCCTTAATTAATAAAATGAAAAATTTCTTATCAATTTTATTAATAATAATTGGAATTTTATTTTTAATAGTTGATATTGGGTTATGTAAAATAAAAAATTGTACCAAGAAAACAATTACAATATTATTAATTACAAGTCTGTTATTAATTATTTCAGGTATTGTATTATACTTTTTAAAAATTCAAAATAAGCAAAAAGAATATTTAATGAAAGTTTATCCAATGATGGATCCAAATCGATTCCCAGATGAATACAAAAAATTATACAATAGCCTTGGTTGGTATTATCAATGCTGTAATGAAAATAAAACAAATATTATTTATTCAGATAAAAACTGGCAAATTTACGGTAACGAAATAGTTGGACCATTCTTAGAAAAACCAAATGTTTTAAGATATATTCCAGATATTCGGGGGAATAGTGATTTTCATTTTGGTTTATTTAACAATAAAATTAAAAGTACATGGGAAAAAATGAGATGCTGTAAGAGTCCTTATAAATTACCAACGACACCTTATGGAAATTTTTACGACTGGTCATCCTTGCAATATTTTAATGTTCCTATAATTACAAATAATAGTTCGGGATGGAAATTTGCGGGAACTGACAAAAATCCGAAATTTCAAAGAAATATTGACACTCTTGTTAGTCAGTCCCCGTATACTACATTCCAAGGAATAATTTTCGAAAATAACGGTCAAAAATCAAATATTTCACCTAACGACCCAAACGGTGTCAAAGATGGAATACCACCCGGTTTATGGGCTGGTCCCGGTCCTTTTTACGCCGGTGAAAGAGCAATAATGCGAGCTATGTATTATCCAAATGGGCCGCAATTTGACTATTATAACCAAATTTGGAAAATGGACAATATTTCAAATTCAGATAATTGGTTAAACCAATATTTAACTCGAGGAAAAATACAAATGACAGATTTTAGTAATAAAAAAGCTTGGTTAGCGGGTTTCAAAAAAGGGGATTACATGGAAATAGGGCATGTTCAACAAATACCCGGTTTAGTTCAGAGTACTGGTTACTGGTTTAATTATTTTGGAGGCGGGGGGACAGGTGTTTTCTATCAAGTTGGGGAAACTCCAAAAGTTACCCAAGATGCCGTTGATGAAATGGTTAAATATTTACCGAATGCAAAGGATTTAGTAGATTGCTCTCCAAGAAATAAAGCACATGCATTATTTACTTTATTATGGGAGGTAAAAAATACTGAAAAATTAAATAGAAATTCGGGATCTTATAATTTTAAAAATTCAGAAACATATACAAATGGCAGTGATTTATTAAAAGCTTTTTACGGAACAGATGATCCTTGGTATATAACGATGTGGCATGCAAATGGTCGAGCTCCAGTTATTGGTTCTGAAAAATCATGGTCAGATTTTAATAGTAAGTTTGAACCAACAGGCGTACCTTTACCTGATTGGGCTATTGATTATGATAACAAAAATTTTGTTAATCCTGTAAGCTGGGCATCCCCGCCATGGATATTAGATTATAATAACATTCCAAGTATAGGACCAAATACAAAATTAATTTCAAGACAATTGGGTACAACTTTTATTCAAGCATTGTCAAAAATACAAAATATTGATGTTAATACTGAAAAAACAATTAATTTGCAAAAATTTTACGGAACAATGAATGATACCGATGCGGGTGTTTTATATGCAACTTTATGCGCGTTTTTACTTCAATGTGAATTTAAAAATAATGTTGGGAAATATGTAAATCCCCCAAAAAAATACTCTGATGGTACTTTAAACACTCAACCAAATTTATTTAGCAATTTTGGAGGTATTGGTAGTATAACATATGAAGGACTTAAATATTCTTTAATCAAAGGTTTTATGGGAAATTGGTTCTATGATAGGGTTTCGAATGGTGTTACATTTGATGAGCCAATTAATTATTTTTCTCGTGTTTTAGGATATGATACTATTCAGATGACATGTAATACAAATACAAATGGATATTGGTCTTATGAATCGATTTTTACAGGACTTCCTAATAAAAGTGATAATTTACATATACCTGAATCTCATGAAGCTTATGAATGGAATAATCTGGTTATTAGCCAACGAAAGTATCCATATATTAAAAACGCGACCTATTTCGGACCATACGTTTCGATATTTAACGAACTTTTTAGTAAAAAATTATCACAAAGAGATCCTTTTAATTTAACAAGATCAATCCCTTGTTTTAATATGGGTGGATTTGATTGCAAAAATACACCTGGCGTTATCTGTAATAAAAAAAATAAAGTTAATGGAAAAATAAATGGTAATAGTTTAAATGATGATTATTTTGAAGCTGAATGTAAAGTAAAACCTAATATCGGAATGTTAGAGAAACCTGAAAATTCATCAACGGTTTTATGGGACCCAAATGATTTCTGTCACAAACCTTGGGGTTTACAAAATTTTGGTACAGGGGGTGTATTATGGGGTCAAGCAAATGGTTTTGCTCATAGTTTTTGTCAATCAAATGACGAGGAACCAACATTATCATCAATATGGTCTAATGTTCCATATGGCGGTAAAGGTTATGGAGATGGGCTTGTTGTATCAAAATCTGAATTACAAAAATGAGAAAGCTTTGGAACGTAGTTCGTTCATAATATTTATTTAAGTATTAATTCTAAATAAATATTATTCCTTATAATTTTCAAGTATTCGTCTAATAATCCCACTTGTACTTTCTTTCGAATAATAATTTATCCGTTTAAACTTTCCAATTTCATCTATCTCCTTATAAAACTGTTTCTGTTTATTATAATCTTTCTCATCCGCAAATGCATGCACAACTAAATCTATTTTATATTTTTCAATAAAATCCAACTTTAATTGCATCGGCGCATTCTCAATTACCTCATCCACTATTCTAAGATTTCTAATTATATCCGCCCGCTGATTCTGATTTATTACTGGCATTCTTTTATACTTTTCTGCATCTTTATCCGAAACAACACCAATAATAACTTTATTTCCCAATTTCCTACACTGTTTTATTGATTCTAAATGCCCCATATGGAAAAGATCAAAAATTCCATCTAAGTAAACTGTTGTTTTCATTATTTACATCAGTTAATCTTCTCTTAAATTTGAATTTATGTTTGTTTATCTTTATAAATTTAATCCAATATATCCTCTAAAATATTCCCATGCAAAAGTACATCACTCTTATTTAAACGAATTCTTACATCTTTTGGTATATCCTCAATCACATCTCTCGTCTCGTCTACACAATCGAATACATAAACCTTTGTGTTTGATGTAAATTCATATTTTTGTGGAATATTCACTTCGATCGCAGCATAAATTTTTACTGGCGTATTTAAATCAACTTCGGAATATTCAACCTCTTTTTCCTGATTTTTTTCCTGGATTACTTCATAAAGAATTTCCTCGGTACATTTTGCAACACATAACACAGAACACATCAATCTTTCATAATTTAATTTTTTGGGTATACAAAAGGATGCAATACTTCGAATATTTTCGAGAACTTTCCCTTTGAAATACTCAACTATCTTGGAAATATCTTCACGAGTTTCAGCATTTTCATAAAAATCCTTAATTTCACCAATTATATCAACAATACACTTAAATATATATAAATTATATAACCTACTTCCAATACATTTCTCTATTTTGGAAAATTCAGAGACCATCGTTTTATATGCGATCTCCAAATCAATGTTCTCTGTATCCGCTGGTTTTAATGGCAAGATAACTAAACTTTGAATTATATCAATACAAAAATGATCACAATTTGTAAATAAATCCGAATTAATATCACTTGTATCAATATCTTGAAGCTTTTCTAATACAAAATCAGCCGCCCCTGGATAATCATAATTGTCCCAGCCACATTCCCAATCAATATCCAATGGTTCAAAGTTATTTTTTACAATATTTCTTAGTATATTTGCATTTTGACTAGGCATATACCTTTTAATTTCGTCGGAAACGGAAACCAGGAACAATTTTGGATCCGATAACATATCAAATTGATTAGTCATAAATCCAACATTTGTATGGGCTAAGGAGGAATTAATCCCTTTCCCGTTCAAATCTTCAATAAAACTAAAACCAAAATCGATTATAATTGGATAATATCCAAAAGTTGCAATCGAAATACAATTTCCTGGACTTAATTTATATAAAAAAACCGCATCTTTATCACATTTCTTTAACAAAATATTACATGAATGTAAATCATAATGAGTAAATTTTTTTTTAGTTTGCGCAATATATATTGCTAATAAAATTTGTTTAATAATACTATATAATGCCTTTTGTTTCCTGTCCGTTGTCTCGGTTTTAAGAAAATTATAAAATTTTTCCCCAACAATTTCCTCCATAAATAATGTTTCGACAAAAATTGGTTTTTTTGTTTTTATCTTAAATGGATTTTGGATTTTGCGATAATTCGCATCTACTTTATGGTTAATTTTTCCATAAAATGTACAAAAATGTGGGCAAAAACTTTTTAATGAATTTAACGATTCCATAATACACGCCTCGTGGGCAATTGTATTATTTAAATATTGCGAAATTTTATATACAAACCTAAAATCTGAATCGTTTAATTGACAATTTAAAACGCCAGCAATTCCCTGTTTGCCTTGCTTTTCAAATTTTTCAACAAAATCCAGATTGTTAAAATTATCACTTTTTATTACTTTTTTAATTTCTTTTTTTTGTACTTGTATCCTTTCCTCACCAGGTAAATATATACTATTTGACATTTATTTATGTTAGAACTCTAAATCTTTATATTTGTTCTCTTAATTGGGAAAAGTCTGTATAATTCTTATTTAAAAAATTATCTCCACCAACTATAAATCATGTCTTCAGATAATAATTTAGAACTAGTTAAAGCTAAAATTGCATATGAATTATGTTTAAAAAAATTAGCGGGATGTACTATTAAAAAAAATGAAAAATCCAAACAGAAAAAAAAAAGTAATGAATATAACGAATTTGTAAAAAAAGCTAGTCAAGAAGTTCAAGGATCTGATAGAATGGAGAAAATTGGGCGATTGTGGCAAAAAGAAAAACGAAAAAACGAGAAAAAAAAATTGGCAAATTCTGAAAAGGTGAGTACTAAAAAAGAAACTACGAAAAAAATAACTACTAAAAAAGTTACTTTTGAAGATGAAGTAACTTTTGAAGATGAAGTTGAAAAAAATGAAATTTAAAAACTTTTATATAAAAGCGAAAAACTTTTATATAAAATGAAAATTGAATCCGAAACTTATCTAGATTTCTCCGACGTCCTTATTCGCCCAAAAAGATCAACTCTGTCCTCAAGAAGCCAGATTGATTTAAACCAAAATTTAAAATTTTTATATTCAACCCAATTATGGACCGGGATTCCAATTATAATTTCAAATATGGACACTACTGGAACTCTTGAAGTGTACAAAGAAGCATCAAAACATTCTATTATAACTTGTCTACATAAATATCATACCATTTCAGATTTTGAAAATTACGGAATTTCTTCATTAAATCCATCCCTGTTCATGATATCGACGGGAATTTCGGAATCAGACTTTTCAAAATTAAAGGAAATTTTGAATGTTGTTCAATGTAATTGGATTTGTATTGATATTGCTAATGGGTATCAGGCCAATCTAGTTTCATTTTGTAAAAAAGTTCGCGAGGAATGGCCTGAAAAAATTATTATTGCTGGCAACGTTGCCTCCCGCGAAATTACCGAGGAACTTATAATTAATGGAAAAGTTGATATTGTCAAAGTTGGAATTGGACCCGGATCCGCATGTCTTACGCGACAAAAAACTGGTGTTGGTTTACCACAATTATCGGCAATTATGGAATGTGCCGATGCGGCTCATGGTTTAAATGCCCATATAATCGGCGATGGAGGGATTACATGCCCCGGAGATATGGCAAAAGCATTTGGAGGCGGCGCTGATTTCGTAATGGCCGGCGGAATCTTTGCTGGTCATAATGAAAATCCAGGAGAAGTTATCATCGAAAATGGGAAAAAATTTAAATTATTTTATGGAATGAGTTCTAAAGCCGCAATGGAAAAATACAACGGGAAAATGGAAAAATATCGTTCATCTGAAGGCCGTGAGGTTAAAATTCCGTTTAAGGGATCCTTGCATGAAACGATTGAAGATTATTTAGGAGGTCTTAGGAGCACATGTACATATATAAATGCAAAAACCATTAAACAAATTTCCAAATGTACAACTTTCGTTAGAGTTAACAATCAACTTAATAAAAAATTTTCCTAAATTTTTATAAATATGAAATTTATAAAATTCTATCATAAAAATTACCAATAATTAAAAATAAACAAGTTTTTTCCAATTCAATTAAACCAATTATTTCAACCACCTCGTAAATGCACGCCTTGGTATTACCCGCCTCTGAACAACCGGTCTCTGAACAACCGGTCTCTGAACAACCGGTCTATTAACAACCGGTCTATTAACAACCG